AAAAACGAATTTCGCGTGAGTCACCATGTTTTGCTTAATCCAAAACCATTCGTAACAATTGAACTCACGCCAAAGGGGCGAATGCCGAGGGGAACAAAGATTCCTGTCGGAGCGCGCCTACGTCTTGTGAGCAATAACAACTTACCGTTGGACGTAATGCGTAAGGCTGTAGAGGTGGCGAAGCATCGTTTTGAGCCCGAGAGTATCACGTTTCTTAATCGTGCGGCCGGAGAGCGAGGCACTGTGGAAATCGGAGCAGGGTTCAAGGTAGAAAACCTTCGGGACAAAGGAGTCCAGGAGAATTTGATTCGTGAGTATCTCACAGATTATGAGCCAACAGAGGAGATGCTTGAAAGAGTATTCGAGCTTAATCGCAAGTATAACTCACAGATTGAGGAGACAGAAGAGGTTGCTCGCAATGTTAATTGGAATATTAATAAGTTTGAGTGGGACAACTTGTTCAACTACGGAGAAGGCAACAGTGTTGATTTCACAAATCTAAATGGTATCGTTGGCATCTTCGGCAAGAACTACTCCGGAAAGTCCAGTATCATTGACGGTATGCTTTACACCATGTTTAACACAACGTCTAAGAATGAGCGTAAGAACTACAATATCATAAACCAGAACAAAAAGGATTGCCACGGCATGGTTGAACTTCAAGTAGGCGACAAGACTTATACGATTGAGCGCAAATCAGAGAAGTATGTTAAGAAGCTGAAGGGCGAAGTCACCAATGAGGCCCGAACTTTTCTGGAGTTTAGTGGACTAGACCCAGTTATGGGAGAAGAAACAAGCCTCAACGGAACCACGCGCAACGAAACAGATGCCCATATTCGCAAACGATTTGGCACAGTGGAAGACTTTCTTCTTACCTCGATGTCCAGCCAGCTCGATAGTTTATCCTTTATTAAGGAGGGCTCAACTCGACGGAAAGAAATCTTAGCTAAGTTCTTGGATTTAGACATCTTTGAGAAAAAGTTTAAGCTAGCACATGAGGATGGTGCGGACTTAAAAGGAGTACTGCGACGCGTCGGAGACACAGACTACAATAATGACATCGCGTTAGCAGAAGTTCAACACGAAGAAGCTCAGAAAGACTTGAGTAATGAAATAGCTGCATGCGATGAACTAAGAAAGCAACTTGTCATAGCAGAGCAAGAGCGTATGGTACTCACGGGGCAGATAGACTCCATCCCGGCCGAGCGTCTTGATATCAAAAACCTTCTAGAGACGAAGTCAGAGTTGGAAAAGAAAATCGGCAAGACGGATATTAATATTGTAGAACTTAAGCAGGAGAATTCTGAGTATAACAAAGAGCTAAAGAATTACGACGATTTTTTAACCACCATTGACATTGAAGTTTTATTGGCAAAGAAAGAGGAATACGACAAGTTTAAACAAAAGTATGAGGATGCTGTCAATGAAGCACGCCTAATGGATAACGATTACAAATCTATGTCAAAGAAGTTGGACCTACTTGATGAGGTTCCATGTGGCGATAAGTTCCCCACTTGTCAGTTTATACGTGATGCTCATGTGGCCGCGGCAGAACTGCCTTCTTTGGAAGTGGAAATAGTCGAAAGGATAGAAACAGCAAAGGACTATAAAGCTCGCGTTGTCTCAGTTAATTCTGCCGAAATGATCGAACTTATTGAAAACTATAACAACACCATCATACGAAAGAATAATATTGAAATAGAGAAGCGCGACAACAAAGTGTCTATTGAAAAGCTGTATGCAAAAATTAAAAGCTATCGAGGCGCCCTACGAGAAACAACCGAGAAGATCGGATTGTACGAAGAGAAGAAAGATTTAATTAAAAATATTGAAAGCTTGATCGCTGCGCGCGACGAAGTGGAAAGAAAAGCTGAAAAAACCAAAGCAGATATTTCTGAAGTTGAGGAATCGATAAACTTGCACCACCGCCAACTTGGCTCGATGGAGCAAAAGGTCGAAGATCTTAAACAAAAGAGAGAAGATCTAGACGAGATTCGGGAGGAGTATGCAGCTTTTGATTTATTTATGCGATGTACTCACTCTAATGGGATAGCTTACGACATCATTAAAAAGCGCCTACCAGTCATCAACAGTGAGGTAGCCAAGGTTTTATCAAACATAGTCGACTTCGACGTTTTCTTTCAAGAGGACGGACGCAAACTAGACATTCTTATAAAGCACCCCAGCCACGAGCCACGCCCCATTGAGATGGGATCTGGTGCTGAAAAAACTGTGGCAGCCATGGCAATCCGTCTGGCCCTGCTCTCGGTATCGTCGCTTCCGAAGGGTAACATTTTTATTTTAGACGAACCGGGAACCGCCTTGGATGCGGATAATATGGAAGGGTTTATTCGGATTCTTCAGCTAATTAAGATGTATTTTAAAACTGTCATATTGATCTCCCACGTTGATTCACTCAAGGATATTGTGGATGTTGAGATTACGATTGATAAGAAAGATGGTTTTGCGAGGGTAAATCAATGATGTCATTTTGGGAAGCGCTTTTAGCCGGACTCACCTTCAAGAAACGTTAGGTCTCCGGAGGGAGATCATAGTCGTACACTTGTTGAAAATAATTCCGCAGCGCAAACTTCTTGCTATCTTCGCCACCTGTATACCACACCCAAACTAGAAGGCTGCCCATGTGAGAAACTTGCCCGGCAGTAAATTTTATATCACTTTCTAGCCATTCGATATGTTCTTTTGTCGGCTCTGGTACACTCAGCCCCATGTCAAGTGAGATAGAGTACAAAGTATACCAGTTTCCGTTTGTGTAGGCCCCCTTGGCTTTTTTGAAAATCTTATCCAACTTGTGCTTCTCTGCTCTGGAAACATCCTTGCCAACCTTGTCTGGGTGGGTGACTGAAGCAATTCGTCGAAACATCTTTTTTACTTCATTTTCTTTTACCGCGGGCATAGTACTCCTCTCGGTATCAGGATTTAATTCAATGCCTTCTGGAAACTCCTCTGTTATTAGCAATTCGCTAGAAGATTTCTTTTCTTCCTCTCCTTCTGTCTCACATGGCTCATCTTCCGCAGCAGCATCCTTTGCGGACCGCTGCTTTTCCAGCATTTTTCGTTCGCGTAGTTCACGTATCTTCTGCTGATCCGACTCTGGCAGGGCGTCAAGAATCTTTTGCGCCGCCGCAAAAAACTCCTGTTTGGCATCAGGAAGAAGCTCTTCGTGGTACTCCAGGTCAGCATGTACAAACTCTGCTTTTTTAAGCAACTTTTTAAACTTAAGCTTAACTTGTTTAGACATACTTATGCTCCCGTGCTAATTAGTACTAAGGAGTCAAGCATGAGACATATTATAGACAAGGGGCTAGATAAGCTAGTTTCCCGAAAATTAATGGCATGGGCGACAGCGACATGCTTATTGCTTTTTGCTGATCTGGCCTCCAGTGATTGGGTAATCATTACCACGGTTTACATCGGCGGTCAGACAATAATTGACGCAGTTGCGAAACTTAAGGGTTATAAATAATGGCATTATTAAGACTTAAAACAATTTCAAAAAAGCTGTGGCTTTGGGCTAAGAAGTTTTGGTGGGTGATTGTTCTCGGGCTACTCTTTTTGTGTGCCGGCCTGTTGGGAGCGCTCACGCGTAATGGAGCATTTCTAGCGGGTGTTTTGGATCTGATGGAGTCTAAGCGAAACACTCACGATCAAGAAATGGAAACATTGGCGCATATTCACAATACTGAGATCGCTGAAAAAAATGATAGGCTTCAAGAACACCTTAAGCGAAAAGCAGAGATCGAGGAAGAGTTTAAAAAGAGAGGAGAGACTCTTGATAAACAAAAAGAGGCAGAACTTAAAAGAATTGTAGATGAAGGTTATAATGATCCTGAGAGGCTGGCAAAAGAGCTAGCTGAAGCTTTTGGATTAAAATAATGATTAGGAAAATATTGTCGCTTTTAGCGATCTTCATGATGTCGCCCATCATTGTGTTGGCGGAAGACATCGAGACCTTTCCCGACTATGTTGTCTTGCCTATTGAGGCTGGAGATATCGTTCCCTTTGATGGGGTGCTACTGTCCTTAGACGCCGCGGCCAAGATCGTAACCGAAAAGAAGTTTGAAGACTCCGAGTGTGATTTGCGCATCGGGTACGAACTCCACATGCAGCAAGAGCGATATGAACTGCAGCTCGATTACAAGGACATCGAAATCAACTCCCTGAAGGATAAGTATGAATCAATGATGATTCTTAAGGTTGCCGAGAACGATCGATTAACCGAACTGGTCTTAAAGCAAAAACCAGGACAAGGGCCAGGGCTCGTCGCGCTTGGGTTTGGAATCGGAACATTAACCTCGTTGGGAATATTTGCATTGTCGACGGAGATAGTTAAGTGAGTGATAATCAAAATTATATTGCTAAATTAGAAAAAGCGATAAGTCAAAAGTATGGCGTCGAAGCCACCCATAATCCTAGGAGATTTTGGGACGATGAGAAAGAGAAAGAATACATCCAGCAATCCCTAGAAGAGCAACGTAAGTTTTCCAAACTAGCTCAATCGCAAGACAAAGTAGAAGAAGACGGATTTTTAATAAATAAAAAACTACTTATTAGAGACAACAATAGGAGTTGCCCGATTTGTAAAAAATATTCTTTTCGTTCACAAGACGATCTGTATATGAATAAATTTTCTACCTGCTACGTGTGTTACATTAAATACATTGAGCACCAAGAAGAAAGATGGGCATCTGGTTGGAGACCGAATAAGGAACAATAACATGGCATCAGTATACGAAATCATTCAAGGAATTAATCAGGCCGCGGCTGACGCGTATGATGGCTCTCACGCAGAGGAACTACAGGCTGACGGCCGCGCACGAGTGGTAGGGCTCGACAGAGAAGACGGACACTATATCAATGATCGACGGGTCATGGATGGATTTAATGTTACATTTCATGGACCGCTTTTGCGAATTAAATATCAATCCGAAGCGCGCATAAAGGATGTCAAAAATAACGGCTTCGAGGACGATATTATTTCAAAACTAAAAGATATTGTTAAGTTTCTGAAGAAAGAATATAAGGCAATTACAGGGGACACCCTAACTCTAACTCTTGAAGGAGAGCATCACATTCTCGTGCAACGGATGTCCAACTATCGGACCGACGTCCAGGCGCACTGTGACTATCGTATTGGTGGATTGAAAGAAGTAGATCCCATCGACCCGGACCAAAAGGCCGCGACTGAAGATAACGCGGTTAGGAACTTTTTAGACCAAGCTGCCAAGGGACGTCCTTCGAACGATACTCGCAAAGGTAAGTAACATATGCTATGGCGAATGCGCTTACTAAAAAAGAGATTCTAAAAGAGATAGTAAAAGCCGGTAAAGACCCGGTATATTTCACGACCAATTATTGTCGTATTTCCCATCCTCAAAAAGGGCTAATTCCCTTCAAGGCATATGATTATCAGCAAGAGCTGCTGAAAGACTTTAACGACTATCGCTTCAATATCATTTTGAAAGCGCGCCAGTTGGGGATCTCCACGATCACAGCGGCATATATCGCGTGGCTTATGCTTTTCCATCGTGACAAAAACATTCTTGTAGTTGCCACAAAGCTCCAGACAGCCACCAACCTTGTAAAGAAAGTCAAGGCAATTATTAAAAACCTGCCTGATTGGATGAGAATCTCGGATATTGAGATTGATAACAGAACCTCGTTTGAGTTAAAGAACGGCTCGCAAATTAAAGGATCCTCTACTTCGGGTGACGCAGGTCGTTCAGAAGCCCTATCATTATTGGTGATAGACGAGGCCGCCCACGTTGAGAAGCTTGGAGAACTGTGGACCGCATTGTATCCTACACTATCTACTGGTGGTCGATGCATTGCTCTTTCCACCCCCAATGGTGTGGGTAACTGGTTCCATCAAAATTGTGTAGAGGCCGAAGCCGGCACCAACGCTTTCCACATGACTACACTCATGTGGGACGTACACCCTGACAGAGACAAAAAGTGGTTTGAAAAAGAAACTCGCAACATGTCAAAACGTCAGATTGCGCAAGAGCTTGAGTGTAACTTTAATGTGTCAGGCGAGACAGTCATCCACCCAGATGATATTCAATGGTACCTAGAAAGAACTTGTACACCTGAATATAGGACCGGGTTTGATCGCAACTATTGGATCTGGAAGACCTATGATCCCACAAAGCCACATCTAATAGTAGCAGATGTAGCCCGCGGCGACGGCAAGGACAATAGCGCCTTTCATGTGTTCGAACTAGAAACTATGGAGGTTGTAGCAGAGTATGTAGGGAAGCCTACACCAGATGACTTCGGAGACATTTTATACAACGTGGGCGCTGAATACGGTAACCCCATGTTGGTTATAGAAAACAACAATATAGGATACGCGGTACTTAAAAAATTGATAGATAAAGAGTATCCTAACTTATATCATTCTGCCAAAGGAGATCATAGTTATGTGGATTCGGTTACTGCCCAGTGGCAATCAAATGTTGTACCCGGATTTACAACTTCTTCCAAAACAAGACCATTGATTGTGGCGAAGATGGAAGAGTTTATGAGAAACAAACTAATTAAGATTAACTCTAACCGCGTACTTTCAGAAATGAAGACGTTCATATGGAAAGCTGGAAGACCGCAGGCCATGAGGAGCTATAATGACGACTTGGTTATGTCGTTTGCTATAGGATGCTGGGTAAGGGATACGGTGATTGTTGAGAGTCAAAAAGACATTGAGTACAGTAAACAACTTCTTTCTGCCATCTCGACTTCAAAAACTAGTATTTCAACAACTATTGGTGGGATGCACGGACATAAAATGACTAAAGAGAATACGAGAACAGAACAAAGCAAGGTCTTCAATGACGAATACTTTGCTTTGATTAAGGGATAAAAAATGGCAAAAGCAAGAAACGAAAACAACCCAAGAAACCCGGCATCGCCATTATTTAAAAGACTCACGCGCCTGCTGTCGGGACCAATAGTTAACTATCGTAATCAGGTTGCAAGACAAGACCGGCGCAATAATTTAGATAAGTATCGTTATCGCTTCCGTTCAATGAGCGGACAAGAGTTCCGACGCTCCGATAATAACTATTCTCAAAACTATAACATGATGACGTCCGCTGCGTTTCGTAATCAGAACCGCGCAGAACGATACATTGACTTTGAGCAGATGGAATACATGCCTGAGATTGCCTCGGCACTCGACATATATGCTGATGAGATGACAACCTCCAATGAGTACGATCGTCTATTAAACATTGATTGTCTCAACCATGAAATTAAAACAATCCTCGAATCTCTTTTTTATGATGCTTTGAACATTGAGTTTAATTGCTTTGGTTGGGCCCGTTCCATGTGCAAGTACGGTGATTTCTTCCTTTACTTAGATATTGACGAGAAGCTTGGAATCACATCAGTGATTGGTATGCCGAACAGCGAAGTAGAAAGGCTTGAGGGAGCAGACGAGAGCAACCCCAACTATGTTCAGTATCAGTGGAACGGCGCAGGTATGACCTTTGAGAATTGGCAGGTTGCACACTTTCGGATCCTTGGCAACGATCGTTATTCTCCATATGGCACCTCGGTTCTTGATCCTGCACGCCGAATCTGGCGCCAGCTTGTGCTCTTAGAGGACGCAATGATAGCTTACCGCGTCGTCCGTGCACCCGAGCGTCGAATGTTTAAAATCGATGTCGGAAATATTCCTCCCCAGGATGTCCCTCAATATATGGAAAAGGTTAAAACAGAAATGAAGCGGAACCAGTTGGTAGACGCATCCACCGGACGAGTTGATCTTCGTTATAACCCGCTGTCTCTTGAAGAGGACTATTTTATCCCCATGCGTGGCGGAGTCGGTTCAGACATTCAATCTTTGCAGGGAGCCTCAAGTCTTAATGATATTGATGACGTTAAGTATCTTCGCGATAAGCTGTTCTCAGCTATTAAGATACCACAAGCATACTTAACGGATCTTGGCGACTCCACCGAAGATAAGACTACTTTGGCGCAAAAAGACATTCGTTTCGCCAGAACGATTCATCGCCTTCAGAGGTCTCTTGTTTCGGAGCTAGAGAAAATGGCAATTGTGCACCTGTATACATTAGGTTTCCGAGGACAAGATTTGTTAGGATTTAAGATTTCTCTCAATAACCCATCCCGCTTGGCCGAGCTGCAGCAGCTTGAATACCTAAGAACCAAGTTTGAGACAGCTACCGCAGTTCCTGAAGGAACGTATAGCAAGCGCTGGATCGCATCTAATATTTTGGGACTGTCGGACTCCGAGTTCTTAAGGAACCAGCGCGAGACATTCTACGACAGGAAGTACCAGCAGGCTCTCGAAGGGCTGGCAGAAATGGACGCTCTCGGGGCCGAAGGTGCTCTCGGAGGCGACCTTGGCTTGGGAGACGAGGGACTAGGCGGCGGCGAACTGACCGACGCGGACCTAGGTGGGGCAGACCTGGGAGGAACCGATCTTGACGCAGAAGCACCGACAGGCGATGAATCACCTCTCTTGACCACACCGGGCCGAGTAGAAGATGATCCTACCAACAAGCACCAAGGAGGTCCTCATATTCCTAAGGGACCAGATGGACGCACCATGTCTGGTACTGGCGGGCGACGTCGACGCACTAGGAAAGAGGCAATGCCAGTAGAAACCAATACTTGGCGCAAAAATGCCGGCGCCGGTATAGGAAACCCGAGCACTCGCTCCGGCAAGACTGATGTAAGATTTGGTCTAGAAGAGCAATTACCATCTATTTATAATGAAGACGAAGTCGTACTGTTCGAAAACACCACAAAAGTTCGCAGACTTGTGGAAGAGATGGAAACGAAAGAGGCGGTAAAATTGAGAGAGGTCGCAAAAGATGAAACATAATAAAAAAAGAAACATTGCTTTTATTTATGAAGCCCTCTCCCGCGAGCTAACGCGAGCGATTGTTGATAAGAATAGTAAGAATAAAAAAACCATCATGCTTATTATGAAAGAGCATTTTGGAAAAAACTCCATCTTGCTAGAAGAGCTTCGGTTGTACCGAGCGCTGTTAGAGACAAAAAGAATAAAAAGAGAGATTGCGGAGCGCCTCTTGGCAGAAACCAAACAGGTTCATTCGCGTCTAAACACCAAGGAGCTATTCGACGCGCAGTCCGACATTATTGCAAGCATCAACAAAGAGGTGGGACCCCAGGTGTGGTCCAACTTTATTCCAAATTTTAAATCAATTGCATCTATAAGTGCAATTTTTAATTCTAAGACTCCAGTTAAAAAGAAGGTTCTATTCGAACAGTCAGTTATTGACGGAATGAGTCAGTCGGACGAGGACCCTCATTTGGATATGCGCCCGGTAGACAATATTGTTTATGGCACTTTTATTGACAAGTTTAATAAGAAATACTCTAATCTTCGAGAAGAGCAGAAAGAGTTGCTGAACCATTACATCACTAGCTTTGCCGATGAAGGCTGCCAACTAAAGGTTTATCTTAATGAAGAGCTGGGCCGCCTCAAGGATTCTCTCAAGGGCAATATCAACATTGAAGAAGAAGACGCATTCCTTGCAGAAAGGGTCGAAGAAGTGCAAAACTATTTAGAAAGTTTCCGACGCAGAGAGTTTACAGACGCCGACCTTTCTAAGTTACTAAAAACACAAGAACTAGTCCAGGAGATCTCCACCGATGATAAAAATTAAAATCGGCGGACCACAGGCTACCGTAGAACTGAATGCACGAAAAGCTCTCGATGGTTCGTTATTTATACTGGACCATCAAAAAATTGATATTGCAGTAGTACCCGATTCCTTGAAGGTGGTGACGGTTCCAAAATCAGTGAGTACAGAAGACGTATATGATTTCCAGAATCGTTTGTTTGAGCTTCTAGCAGACCGCGGTATTGTTGATCGAGCATCGATTCAGGGCGGGAATGTGTTCCGATCTTTGGAGGCTTCGGTTTATGAGTCCGAAAAGGTAAATTCGATGCAAGCAGCTGTTTATGTTATTGCAGAGTTCATCGAGACAGAAGCTCAGCATGAGAAGATTGCTGATCAGTACGAGAAGGAACTCGAAGACATGTATACACACCCCTCTGACCGGGACTCCACCGAGTATGGCGAAGTACCGCAGGGCAACGAGAAAGGCTCGATGCGACCGGGTTACTACTATTATCCGCTACGCAATCGCTATTAGAGTATGGAACTATTACACTTTGTGCTTGCCGCTTACGGCATGACATTTATTATTATACACGGACATATTTTCAACAAGATTCGACCACCGTGCAAATCAATGGGCGGCTTCGGCCGTTTATTCCATTGCCATTTGTGCATGGGATTCTGGGTTGGCGTGTTTCTGTGGGGCATTAGTCCCTATACAGAACTATTTAGTTTTAGCAATCAGCCCATGACAGCGTTCATGTGTGGTTGCATTAGTGCTGGAACCTCATACTTTTTGAGTATGTTGGTCGAGGATTACGGGATCCGAGTGGTCCATAAAGGAGGTGAGCAATCATGAAAAAATGGATGATCCAACCAGTTCGACGATGCTGCTCAGGCAGTTGACTACTTTAGAGGAATAAATAATGGCCAAATTATTACGAGAATTTTATGAACTATGCGAAGGCGGCGTCTGTCAGGATCTACTGACGGAGGCTGAGAAGAGAGCAGTTCGTGAAAATAATGCTATGTTCATCACAGGGAAGCTACAAGAAGGTGGTGTCCTCAATGGTAACATGCGGATGTATCCTCCGGAGATTATGGAACGTGAGGTTAAGAAATACTCAGAGATGGTTAAAGATAACCGTGCTCTCGGAGAACTCGACCACCCCGAGTCTTCTATCATTAACTTATCTAATGTCTCTCATATGGTTATAGACATTTGGATGGATGGTCCATCTGTAATGGGCAAGTGCAAAGTTCTGGATACTCCTTCTGGGCAGATCCTTCGCTCGCTCGTTGATGCCGGCGTCAAGATCGGTATCTCCTCTCGTGGTATGGGCTCTGTAAAAGAGCATCAAGGCAAGACAATCGTGGAAGATGACTTTCAGCTCATTTGTTTTGACATTGTATCCGAGCCGTCGACTCCTAATGCCTTCATGGCCCTTTCTGAAAACAAGCTCATGAACGAACAGGTTGAGAAGAACAATAAGATCCTTACCTTAATTGATGGGATCGTAGGAAACCAATAAGATGAAAATTTCAAAAGATGAATTAGAGAATATGATCAAAGAAGAGCTTGCCAAAGAAGGGATAACAGAGGTTAGCCTGAATCCTTTCAAGCGCGCAGAGGAGCGTGGACAACAGACCGGACTTGGCTGGCGCGAGAAACTTAGTAAGTTCCTCGACAAGGAGATGCCCGGGCCCCTTGGGTCTAAAGCGGGCGATGCTGGTTCCTCCACAGCCCAACAAGCGCCAACATCCTCCACAACCCAACAAGCATCAACATCCTCCACAACCCAACAAGCATCAACATCCTCAGAAGCGGAAGATTTTATCGCACAACAATTTGGCAAAAAGGTTCCGTTGGAGACAATTAGGAAGTTTGCAAACCTCGCCAATCTCGATGCCCCCACCGCGCGGAAAATTGTTAAAGTTGTTCGTGATGCTGGATACACATTGTCCGAGGGTCAAATTAAGCGACTTAAAAAAATAGCAGGCAGTAAATGAAAAAATCACAATTAAAGCAAATTTTAAAGCCGTTAGTTAATGAATGTATCAAAGAGTCACTCATGGAAGACGGATTGATCTCGGGAATTATCGCCGAGGTGGTCAGAGGCATGTCGACGACAGCACCAATTGTTGAAGCTAAGACTCCACCAGCAGATCCGGACTTTGAGCGTCTGAAGAAGAACGCATTTAACGAAGAGCAGTCTAAAAACCTTCAGGAGCACAGAAATAAATTATTAAAAGCGGTTGGGCGAGAGTCATACAATGGCGTCGACCTGTTCGAAGGTACAACGCCCGCCCCGGCGCAGGCATCCCCGTCCGCAATGGCGCGCCCCCTGTCGGACCAAGACCCACGGGATCCCGGAGTCGACATCGGGTCTCTCTTTAATGCGTCCGCTCGGAGTTGGAACGCCCACATGAACAACGTGAAAGAGGCAAAATAGATGGCTTCAAACGTAGTGGTGCGCCCTCGTCGCGGAGAGCCAGCCGAGAGGATGATAAGGCGTTTCATAAAAAAATGTAAAAAGGAAAAGGTTATAGAGACCTACCGCGCCCGAACCGATTACTATATCAAACCATCAGTCAAAAAAAGAATGAAGAGCGAGAAAGCTCGCCGCGAGAAGAAGAAGTTACAAAAAAAAATAGATAGAAAATTGTTTAGATAAAATGACCTTTAACAGACTATTTAATAAACGGAGATAAAAATGGCCCATTATAACCCTTACAACAGTCCCCCCACGCCTGGACTTGGAAACGTGGGATCCTACCAAGTGTCGGGCATCCCATATGTGACCGGCGCCCTTGACTGCTCCATTACAGATGGAGTTGTGCTGGAATTCCCCTTCGTGACCAGTTGGGTAGTAGTGAGCAACACTGGAGAAGAAGACGAGTTTCTTAAGATAGGCTTTTCACAGGAAGGCGTCAAGGGCTCTTATCTTTATGGAAGCGGAAGCTATATTTTACCTACTGACCAACAAACTCCGCGACTAGAACTTAAGCTCACAAGCCTTTTTCTCTCCGGTTCAACATCAGTTTCGGTTATTGCCGGCATGACAGGAATTCCTGCAAGAAGGATTAATAACTCCGCTGTTTCGCCAAGTGGATCGAATTGGTCAGGATCTTTGGCCGCCGTTGTCGATGGTAACGGAAATACGTACCCCTACTAGGTAAGGAGTATTAACCTCGGGGGGACATCAAGTGTCAAATCCAAAAAACAAATGGGAACAACCGGCCGCACCGCCTCCCCCCATGTTTTTTGGGGAAAAAGAACGAGACTTAGTAAAGCAAGTTAATGATGAGCTGGCCGAAAGAGTTATCGGACAAGCCATGGCATATTACCCGATATCGCTAGAAGACTCTAATTTCAATACAACCTATGGCGAAGCGATCGATAAGATAACGCTTCCCCCTGTGCGCGTGTATGCATATATTATCGTCGATAACGAGCAGACAAATGAAAAGTTTGGTTACGACTATACTAACAGCCTAACAGTTAATTTTCATCGCCGACGCCTGGTCGAGGATCAGAACCTCTTCGTACGCCCGGGCGATTTTATACAATATGGAGAGCTTTTTTATGAAATCGCTCGTACATATAATGATACGAGATATTATTTTGGACAAGTAGAGCACAAGTTCCAAGTAACAGCCGAGTGCATCCGCGCACGCCGTGGCATTTTTAAAGTGAAAGAATCAGTATCACGACCGGATTAGGGGATATAAGGAATGGCAAATCCTAAAGATAAGTGGACCAGACCGGCGGCCCCACCAGCTCCGATGTTTTTCGGAGAAAAAGAACGCAACTTAGTCAAGCAAATTAATGATGAGCTTTCAGAACGTGTTCTGGGGCAAACAATTGCCTATTATCCAATAAGCCTTGAGGAATCAAATTTTAATGATATTTATGGTGAGTCGAAAGAAAAGGTATCGTTACCCCCAGTCCGCGTTTTCGCATATGTTGTTGTAGAAAGTGAGCAGACCAATGAAAAATTTGGATATGAATATCAAACAAAACTCACTGTCAACTTTCACAGAAAACGCTTAGTAGAAGACCAGGATCTTTTTGTCCGAGTCGGAGATTATGTTCAGTACGGGGACCAATTTTACGAAATTGTCAAACTTTACAATGATACACGATATTATTTTGGGCAGGTAGAGCATAAGTTTCAGATTAGTGCTGAGTGCGTAAAAGCGCGCCAGGGAGCGTTTAAACTAACTCCAACCATTGACCGACCCGGCGAGCGCCCCCCAGTTTCCGGCGATGGACCAACCCCAGCCCCGCGAGATGTTCCATACCCTCCTTTAGCTGCATCCTACGTAACGATCAACGCCGAACGTAAGTTACCTAATGAGAGGGTGTTGACCGCTGGCACTGGTATCACACTGGTCGATGGCGGCGCGGGGGGTAACATCACCATAGCCGCGGCATCAGCCGGCGCCGCTGGTATTGCGGGAGCGGTTCAGCTACAGGACGGCAGCGGTGTGTCAGAGGGTAGTAGTAATCTTGTCTTCTTAACAGGCAGTAACAGGCTGGGAGTTAATACAGCCAATCCCAATGTCTCGTTGGAGATAGGGACAAGTTCCGTAGATAATAGTCCCGCCATACGCTTCACAGGACTGCGACCTAGAATCCAGTTCTATGAAACAGACCAAACAGATCAGTACCAGATTCAGGCCTCTAATGGGATGCTTAAGTGGCAGGTCCAGAATAATGATTTCAATGACGCCAGTGTTAAGTGGATGATGAACCCAGACGGACAAATGGCTTTCCGTGATGGCGCCGCAGGAGAGCCCATCCCGGCCCGGATATATATATCGGGATCTGAAGGAGATAACTTACTTCAAGTATCTAGCTCTGCAGCAGCAGACATCTTAGTCGTAACGGGCTCAGGACTTGTAGGCATTGGCACAGCAGATCCATCTCATAATCTAACGGTTGTAGGGAATATGTCATCGTCGGGTGACGCCCTTTTTGGTTCCGACGTTTACATCGCAGGTACTCTTTATGGTGGTTCACCACTAAAGATCGCCGGCGCAATCGAGATCTACGATACTGCTAGTGATAGTGTCATTGCGTCTATGGGAGATACGGGAGGCACCGGAGACAACAGTATTTCGGCCAGCTGCCTGCTGGCAACAGACATAACAGCAAGTTACGCATTGTTGCCAAATATTG